TGCCTATCAAAACGCCGCACCATCAATGACTTGTTAGTGAAATCCTTGTTAGCTGTGCCTTACCACGGGCAGAGCAAGAAGGACATCCAGGCAGCCCATGAAAAGAACCGTAAAGAGCTAGTAAAGCAGGGGCTGCTATAGATGAAAACATGGTCTTACAGCAGCATCTCTACTTTTAAACAATGCCCCAAGAAGTATTATCACTTACGAGTACTTAAGGATGTTAAGGACGATACAAGTGCTGCGTTAGTGTATGGAAGGGACGCACATAAAGCAGCTGAGCATTACGTTAAAGATGGTACTCCCCTCCCCCAAGTTTTTTCTTTTATGCAGGGCACACTGGATGCCTTTAACGCTATAGAAGGAGATAAGCATTGCGAAATAAGGTTTGGTGTTAAAAGGTCTTTCTCTACTGCAAGACCAGCGCCTGATCTTGACTACGAACCATGTAAATTTTTTGCAGATGACGTGTGGTGGCGGGGGATAGCTGACTTGCTTATTACCAATGGAACCAGGGGCTACCTTGTTGACTACAAGACAGGAAAGAATGCCCGTTACGCAGATACTAAACAACTGGACTTGTTAGCTGCAGCTACTTTCACTCACTTCCCAGAGATAGAAACCCTAAAGTCTGCGCTAGTATATGTAGTAAGCAATGACTTTATTAAGAAAGAACATAAAGCAGAGTTGCGTGATTCATACTTTGCAACTTTTGACCCAGAACTTGAACGCCTTGCAGGTGCGGAAGAATCAGGAGTATGGAATGCAATATCTGGCCCGTTGTGCAGATTCTGCCCCGTGCTTACCTGTGAACACAACAGGAGAGACTAATGCCTTACAAAAACAAACCTAGACCCTATAAGAAAGAGTACGCCCAGTATCACGGCACAGAAGAACAAAAGGCCAACCGCGCAAAGCGTAATGCGGCACGGGCCAAGCTGATGAAACGGGGCACCGTTAAAAAAGGAGATGGTAAAGATGTACATCACAACACACCTATCTCTAAAGGAGGCACAAACAAAGGTAGCAACCTGGTTGCACAGAGTAAAAGTGATAACCGTTCTTTTGCCCGTAACAGCGACAGGTCTGTTAAGAGCAGAGGACGTTCCAAGAAAAGCTAATGCATACAGTAAACGACAAGGCGATTGTCCTAAGGACGAAACGCCCCCACCTGGTTACAGAAAAAATAGAAAAGAGTGCCATTATTGGCAAGCATAACGGTGTTTATGAAGTAGCTGTTAATTGGGGGTTGGAGGAAACTCAGATTCTTGCTGGGCTTAAGATAAAAGACCTTCCTTCTACTATAAAAAGAGATTACCGCTGGACAGGAAAACTTAAACCCTTCCAACACCAACGTGAAACAGCTTCTTTTTTAACTATCTATAAGAAAGCCTTTTGCTTTAATGAGCAGGGTACAGGTAAGACAGCATCTGTTATATGGGCTGCTGATTACTTAATCAAAATAAGAAAAATAAAACGTGTGTTAGTTATTTGTCCCCTTTCTATAATGAGTAGTGCGTGGCAGGAAGACCTATTTAAATTTGCCATGCATAGAAGTTGTTCTGTGGCACATGGGAGTGCTAATGCACGTAAAAAAATTATTGCTGCAGGAGCAGAATTTGTAATCATTAACTATGATGGAGTAGCTGTAGTAAAAAACGAAATCATAAATGGTAATTTTGATATGGTTGTAGTTGATGAGGCTAATGCATATAAGAACGCCCAGACTAATCGTTGGAAGGTGTTAAGAGATATAGTTAAAAATGTAGAATGGCTATGGATGCTCACTGGTACCCCTGCTGCTCAATCACCTGTAGATGCTTTTGGTTTAGCCAGACTTATAAACCCCGATAGCCTCCCTCGGTACTTTGGGCAGTTCAGGGACACAGTGATGCACAAAGTTTCCCAGTACGTATGGAGGCCCAAACCTGACTCAGAAGCAACGGTGCACAGAGTCTTGCAGCCCGCAATCAGATTTGAAAAAGACCAGTGCTTAGACCTCCCTCCTGTTACTTACACAGAACGGGAAGCCCCGCTCACCCCGCAGCAGAAAAAGTACTACCACATACTAAAGAAGCAGATGCTAGTGGTAGCAGATGGAGAATCAATAACAGCTGTAAACGCAGCAATTAGCCTGAATAAGCTGTTACAAATTTCAGGTGGGGCAGTCTATTCAGATGACAGGGAAGTCCTTGAATTCAATGTAAGCAATCGGTTAAAAGTCGTTAGGGAAGTGATTGAAGAAGCCTCCCATAAGGTGCTGGTTTTTGTCCCTTTCACCCATACTATTGAATTACTTAAAGATTTTCTTGGTGCAAGCAACATAAACTGTGCTGTGCTTCAGGGGAAGGTTCCTGTTAACCGCCGCAATGAAATTATTAAGAACTTCCAGGAAAAGAAGTACCCCCAAGTATTAATCATCCAACCTAAGGCCGCAGCACATGGGCTTACCCTGACAGCAGCCGACACTATTGTTTGGTACTCCCCGATTACCAGTGTTGAAACTTACCTTCAAGCTAACGCCCGCATAGACCGACCCGGACAGCATAATCCTATGACCATTGTGCATATTAGGGGTAGTGAAGTAGAGGCAAAGCTCTATAGTATGCTCCAGGCCAACATTGATAACCACATCAAATTAATTGATTTATATAGACAAGAATTTGAATAAACCTATTGACAATGTAAACTACAATGCTAGACTGGTCGTCCCTTTATAGGAGCGATCATGGTAAAAAAATCAAACGTAGATGTAGATGAATTAGCCACCGTCTATGTCAGAATTAGAGATGTACTCAGAGCTAAGGAAGAACAACACAAGAACGAAGTAGCAGGACTCCGCGAACAACTTGCTTGTATTGACGAAGAATTTTTAACCCTGTGTAATGAATTGAATGTTGATAGTCTGAAGACTTCAGCAGGGACAATTACGCGTCGAGTTTTAAATAAATACTGGGTGAGTGATTGGGAGTCCTTATATACCTTCATTGATACGCACAGTGCTCCTTTTCTCCTGGAGAAGAGAATCCACCACGGTAACATGAAGGCATTCCTTGAAGATAATCCCGATGCTTCCCCGCCTGGGCTTCAAACTAAACCTGAATACAAAATCCAAGTTAGAAAATCCACCAAAACCACCTCTTAAGGAGAGTTGTGCATGAGTAAAAGTAAATTAGTAACTTACATAGTTAGAGATGTAAAAGCGTTGTATCCGCGTATCAACCAGCCCTATCGGTTTGATACTACAGCAGGAAGAAGTGTTCCGTGTGATGCTTTAGAAAAAGATGCCAAATATGAACTTAATTTTGTTATGACTGAAACCCAAGCAAAGTCATTGTATAACGCAATGAATGCAGTATTTGTAACTACGGAAGACAGAGATGACAGCTGGCCTGATAAACTGGAAATGCCTTTCAAGAAAAACGAAGAGGGCAACTGGATTGGTAAAAGCAAGATCGCCGCATCTTTTAAAGGCATCGCAACTAAAAAACCAGGGCAATTTGGCGCGGATAATGCCGCACTTGCAGATGATTTTATGTTGACCGGAGGCAGCGTAGTACACTTAGCTGTTGAACTTTATCCTTACAAGATGCCAACAAGCTGTGGTGTTTCTTTACGCCTACGTGCTGTACAGGTTATTGATTACGTGCCGTATACACCTCCATCACCTTTTCAAAAGGAAGAAGGCTTCATAAGTAATGCCACGGCATTCCCCCCATCAGAAAGTGACTCTGATGATCTTTTTGGAGTAGAAGAACCCGCTGAAGAAGTTGAAGAGGAAGTTATTGCACCCCCTGTTAAACGTGCTAAAAAAGGTGCAAAAAAAGTTAGCCCTTCTGCATCTTCAAAGCTATCCGATATCATAGATGAGTGGGGCGCAGACACCGCTGCCGAAGACGCTTAATATGAGCATTGGATATAGCGCACGATTAATTCAGCTAAACGAAGAAGCCGGTGATGGTTACCGCGATTGTCGGCTCGGTGTAGAGTTAGGAAAATTCTGTATAGAACATGATATACCTGTTGCACACGTTGCAACTGAGCTAGGTGTCAGTAGGCAGACCATTTACAACTGGTTTGTAGGGCTTAGTGCTCCTAGCGAACAGACTACTAAAGGCATTAGAACCTTTATAACTCCCTCTACGTAAATTCTACTCACCGCTAATAAGTGGGGGGTGAGTGCCCCCTGAAAAAAGTAAAATGGATGAGACCGATCTTTTAAGCATCGTTCAACCTTCTGGTGGCTGGTTCGCAGTCCTAGGTATAAAACATGAAAAAGATGTTAAGCAACGTCTTGTGGCTACTAGAAAAGAAGTAGACGCACTTGCTATAGAATTTGTTAAAGAAAAGCGCAACGTATTTTTTGGTCTGGCTAAGTACATTACTGGTGAAAATCGAAAGCAAGATAATGTACGCGCACTAAAATCTTTCTGGCTTGACATAGATTGTGGCCCTGCTAAAGCTGCTGTCAATAAAGAAACAGGCAAACCCTTTGGGTATATAGATCAGGCTGCAGGGGGCCAAGCACTTAAAAACTTTTGTGAACTCATTGGCCTACCCAAGCCTATAATTGTCAACTCAGGCCGTGGTCTGCACGTCTACTGGGCTTTAACTGAAGAAGTACCTCCTGAACAATGGCAACCTGTCGCTAACCGCTTACGTCAGCTTTGTGCTATCCATGACCTCTATGTTGATGGGTCGGTATTTGAAACAGCGAGAATACTTAGAATACCAGGCACATACAATTTTAAAGATGATCCCCCTAACAAAGTAGCTGTAGTACACGGTGGCGCAGCGCGTGTAGATTACAAAGAGCTATGTAGCCTATTAAGGGTAGAGGTTACTTCTACTCCAGAACCAAAAGTGGCTCGTGAATTGAGTCCCCTTGAACAAATGCAGTTTGACAATGTGGAGGCCAGCTTCCACAAAATCATGGTCAGAAGTGCTGAAGGCAGCGGATGCCAGCAACTCCTTCATTGCTACACAGAACGTGCCACTCTCCCAGAACCTATGTGGTTTTCTGCTCTTTCTGTAGCTAAATTCTGTGTTGATGGGGAAAAAGCCATACATAAATTGTCAAAAGACCACACTGGTTATGTATTTGAAGAAGCGCAGAAGAAGGCAAATGGTGCAAAAGGCCCGCATGGGTGTGACGTATTTGAAGCAAAGAATCCTGGGGGCTGTGATGGTTGCTCTCACAAAGGCAAACTGACAGGCCCTATTCAGCTGGGTAATACCATAGCGGAATATGATGGGAGCACCATTTTTTCAGATGCTATACCTACCTACCCAGACCCCTATTTCAGGGGCCAACATGGGGGTGTATACAAGCAATCCCGAGGGGAAGAAGACAAACCGAAATTTGTTTATGAACATGACCTTTACGTCGTAGATAGAATGGTTGACCCTAATCTAGGCCATGTTGTAGTTATGAAATTACACCTCCCCAAGGATGGAGTTTCTGAATTTGTAATACCTAATACTAAAGTAACAGATAGGGGTGAATTACGTAGGGAGTTAGCAAAATACGGAGTAGTGGCCCCTGAAAGCAGGCTTACTATGATACTGGATTATTTGATGCTCTCAGTTAGAGAACTTCAACACCAAAAAAAGGCGGATGAAATGAAAGTACAGTTTGGTTGGGCCGATAACGACAGCAAGTTCATTGTTGGTGACAGGGAAATAACAGCTGATGGTGTGTTCCACAGCCCCCTCTCCTCAGTAACTGAAGACATAGCTGCCTACATGGACAAAAAAGGAACACTGGAAAAGTGGAAAGAAGTCTTTGCCTTGTATGGCAGACCTGGCCTGGAACTCCAGGCGTTTGGCGCCTTGTCTGCGTTTGGTGCACCTCTCCTTAAGTTCACTGGGCAGAAAGGGACCATTATTAACATGGTTCACAATACAGCTGGTACAGGGAAGACCACTATCTTACGAATGTGCAACAGTGTTTTTGGTGACCCTGAGGGGCTCCTAGGCACTCCAGATGATACTTATACTGGTAGAGTCATCAAGTTAGGAATCCTGAACAACATTGCTAATACAATAGATGAGATGACCAACACTGAGGACAGAGATTTTTCTAAAGCGGCTTACGCATTCTCACAAGGGCGCGGTAAGGATAAGGCGAAAGCAAATGCTAATGAGCTTCGCCCTAACAAAACTACATGGCGAACCATTACTTTAACAAGTTCTAATGCTTCGTTCTCTGAGAAACTAACTTCCCTTAAGCATAATCCTGATGGAGAGATGATGCGTTTGATAGAACTCAGGATACCCCATACTGATGAAGATATTATAAGTACCCAAGAAGGAAAAGATTTATTTGACCACCAGCTTAATAACAACTTTGGTCAGGCTGGGGAAGCATACATGCAGTGGGTAGTGCCTAATCTAGAAGAGGTTAAGAATAATTTATTAAAGATTCAAAAGAAGGTAGATGGGGAGCTTAGGTTTACCAGCCGAGAAAGAAACTGGTCTGCGGTTATGGCAGCTAATTTTACAGGGGGCTTGATTGCAAGACAGCTTGGATTAATAGATTGGGATATGAAGCCTATCTATAAAAAAGTAACCGCGTATATAGCAGACCTTAAGCGAGAAACCATAATGCCCACAAGCAACATTGCTTCGGTGCTGGGCGACTTTATTCTAAGACACAGCATTAATATGTTAGTGGTGGATGATGGGGCAGATCAAAGGACTCACCGGCCTAAGTTTCCCGTACTGGAACCAAAAGGAGATTTGATTATACGATACGAACCAGATACGCGGTTGATGTATGTGCTTGCCAACCGATTTAAACGAGATTGCGTCGAGTCCCAAATAGACTATAAGGACACCCTTCGCGCACTTGAGCGTAAGGGGATATTTAAGGGCACCGTGACCAAGCGCATGTCTAAGGGGATGAAAATAGTTAGCTCTGGTGTACATGCATTGGTTTTTGATTGTAATAACTCGGACTTCTTTGATGTAGACAAGTTTGTTGACTCACAGCTGGATATTAAGGATACAGAAGAATAAAGTGCCATATGCACTATTATGGGGCGCCTGAGAAGCCGCTCACGCGATTTAAACAGGTACCCCCTACCCTTACCATCTGTAAAAACAAGGCCCTACCCTCCTATGGATGTAGAAAAAGTTAGCTATGCAGTGAACTGGAAGAACTTTCGTAAGGGCTATTCCTTCTTCATCCCCTGTTTGAAATGTAAAACAGCAAGGGAGACGATAAAGAAAAAAACCAGGAGGCTAAAGATGAAAGTACTTACTAAAGTAGTGGTAGAGGATGGAGTACGCGGTATACGAGTGTGGCGGCTCTAGTCTTCCATCCTTAAAAGGAAGGGTTCCAAACGGGAAGGGGCAATCATACCGTAGAAATAGGGGGCTAGTTTATCTGGTAGATACAGTCCTTCCACAGTCATGCCTGCCCGGTCTAGTCTCCCTTCATAAGAACGCTCAAGTGATTCATCACTAATTGGGTCATAAAAATATTTCCAGTTATAAGCAACTATTTCTTTACGCACTTCCTGAAGAGCATCCTGCTTACGCTGCACTTTTCTACTACTAAAGTCATAGTTCATTTCTTCTAGCATTTCTACCAAACTCTGGGCTGCATCACTGTGTTCCTCTAGTAGGGAATTGTAAAGTTCTTTCCCCTGCCGTACCA